GTTGATGTCGTTCGTCCACTCGGTGAACGTGTTCGCCAGCATGTCGGCGATGATCGCGATGTTCGCGAACGACTTGACGGCGTCTTCCTGCCCACCGTTCAGCGAGCTGACGATGTCCTGCACCTCTTCGATGAGGTTCGAGATGGTGTCGTTGCCCTGATGCAGGCGAGCGCGGCGAACGGCGAGAACCTTCGCGCGGCGAGCCTTGCGCGGGTTGCGCTTCGCCTTCTTGCGCGCCAGCTTGATCTTGGCCTTCTTCTTCCGGTAGTTCCGCCGCGACTTCATCTTCAGGCGGGGCGGGGTCCGCTTGGTGGCCTTCGCGGTGCGGCCCTTGCGACCGACGCGACGCTTGACCCGCGCCTCCTCCAGCTCGTCGGCGGTCATGTTCTCCTGACCCTCGATGTACTCCTCGTCCTCCTCGGCGACCGGCTTGACCTCCGCCTCGACCTCAGGCGCGGTCTCGGTCTTCTCGACGAGAATGCCGATCTTCTTGAAGTCTTCTTCCAGCGTGGTGATGACGATGGGTCGGGGAAACATGTTGCCTCCAGTGGGAATTGTTCAGGCGCTCGCGGTGGCGAGGCGGTTGGTCATTTGGACAACAAAAGCCCCGGCCAACTCGAACCGGAGGATCTCTTCAGCAAGGGAGTCGTACATCTTGGCTCGGGCGCTCACACTCGTGACGCCCTGAATCGTCTCGGCCAACTGCTGCTGCATGGTGCGAAGGTCGTCAACGAGGTCTTCCGCGAACGACCCGAACGCCGCCATCGTCGCATTCTGGGGGTCGATGGTCGTCACGGCAATCTCCCGCAGGTGCCCCACAGAGCCGAGCGCCTGTGCGTACACCGCGTCCAACCTCTCTGTCAGCTTCCCCAAGTCCTCATTCACGAGGCCCCGGTACGACTCCACGGAAGGCAACGATCCATCGTACAACTTGAAAAACTTCGCTCGCAACTTGTTCGCGTCGAATTGCTCGTAGGACTCACCGAGCAGAGTCCGCATCTCAGTCGCCTGCGAAGCAACAGTGCGCTTCCACAGACGGTCCGTCGAGAGACGCTCCACGAAGGCGGTCGCGATGTCCTTCTCCGCGTAGTTGCGCGTCTCGTCCACCAGCTTCACGAGCTGCGCCATCTTCTTGTTCGCGTCCGCGACCGAGCCTCTCAGAAAGAGGTCCGCGACCGCAGTCGCCTCGTTGCGAAGGAACGTCGGAAGAGCCGCCTTGGTGTAGATGTTCGCCTTCAGGGGCTCAGCAGAGAGAACGTGTACAACGCCTGAGTCCGACGACTCGTACTTGGCGCGGAAAATCTTCCCAGCGCTGGTCTGCACGACCACGTAGCCGGGGAAAGTCCCCAAAACCTCGGGCTCCGCGTTCTCGAACAAGCGCGCCGTCTCACCCTTGATCGCGGTCTCGATTCGAACAGAGAGCTGTTCGTAGCTGCCGGAGGTGAGTCTCAGGATCTCTTCGCGTGGCAAAAAGAACTTGTCTGAGGAGGGCATGAGTGGGCGAACCGTACAGTTGGGAGTTTGGAGTGTCAAGATAACAGGAGGGGAGTAGATCGCAGTTTCCCTTCAGCGTCTACGGACAACCGCGCCTCGTAGATCGGTCATCAAACCGCGAAGTTCCTCTACACGAGCAGCCACCCTCGTGTCTGTCCTCAAAAGCTTATCGAGCTTCTCGTGAGCGCGCTTCTCGCTCTCTTTGCTTCCAGCGAACAGCTCGCGCTCCGTAATCACCTTGCCGCGACTCCGTTCCCCGCCTCTCGAAAGAAGAATCTGGTTCTCCCGAAGCGCCTTGGCGATGGTCGCAGTGGACTCCACCGGAGCCCCACCAGCATCCGCTCCTCCAGCGTCCGCTCCTCCAGCATCTTGCGCCTCTTGAGGAATGCCGCTCATCACGGCGGAACTGGCAGCCTGCCCTTGAGCAAGGTCCACCTGTTCCCGAACAACGTCTTCGGTGCGCTGGCCCATCACCACTTCGATGTCTTTGTCGGACATGTCGAAGATGTTGGACATGATCCAATGCAGAGAGACGAACTCCTTCATGCGGTTCGCGAGGTCGGCACGCGCGTTCCGAACCTCCATCTGAGCCAGCTCGAACACCGCGCTGGGCACCGTCATGTTGATGTCGTACTCAACGCGCTGGGGGTCGATTCCGAGCGCGCTGAGGTGAACGCGACCGATCTTCCGGAGGCCGTTCCGAAGCTCACGCTGCACACGGAGCACCGTCCGAGCGAACCGAACGTCCTCAGCGGAAAGAACCGCACGGGCGGTGCCTGCGTCCTGTCCGAGGTACGACTTCGGAACCTTGATGGCCGCGAAGAGCTTGTCGCGGAAGTATTCGATGTCGTCCATCGCCTGCCACTGCGGCGCACCGAGGGTCTCGACACGCGTGGAGTCGGTTCCCTTGCGAGACGGGACGAAAAAGTCCTCGTCCTGACCGAGCGGGTCGAACTTGAGGTCGATCTTTCCGGTCGTGGGGTTCACCCACTTCTTCTTCTTGAACTGTTGCCGTACCCGGTTCAGGTAGCCAAGGGCTTCCTGAGGCGGGAGGTCTCCCACGTCCACGTAGAACGCGAAGCGCTCTGGGGCTCGCTGGAGCCGATAGATGAGCGCGGCGTCTTCAAGCAGCATGAGCCGCTTCCAAATCCAGCGCGCCGACTCCAGCACCGAGAAGCCGTACACCGAGCGGCGGAACTTGCCACGCATCCGGAAGTGAACGACCTCCCAACCTTCGAGCGCGGTAATCGGAGTCCCGCCTGCGTCTGTGGGAGCGGAGCCACCCGCGTCCACGGTGCGCGAGGTGAGCATCTGCTGGAACTCGTTGGTGGAGTACGCGAACTTGCCCTTGAAGTCCTGCACGAACCCGAGGAGCTGACCCTTCTCAGCTTCGACTCGACGAACCGTGGGTGGGGGAAGGAAGTTGAGGCCGATGACGCCGTCGCCCGTGACAAGCAGCTCTTCGTAGTCGTTGCCGTACTTCGTCATCGTCCGGGCGATTTCCCAGATCTCCTCATCCATGCGCAGCCGCTTGTGGAAGAGGTCGTCCAGCGCGTGCTCGACCGTCGAATCCTTCGAGGTCACCCAGAGCGTGCGGTTGAGCGGCGTGTTCGGCTGCGTCGAGTCGTCCGCGAAGATGTCGATGGCTGCCGAGATTTCCGGGTAGTCATCCATGTCCTCGTAGTCGGAGAAGCGACCCAGCAAGTCGCCTTCGAGCTTCAGGTACTCGGTCAGTGCGTCGTAACCGAGGTTGTTCATCAGCCCACCGGCACCGCCGGGGACGCGGTCGTTGGTCTGACCCTTGGCAAGCTGAATCGCAGCCGTCTCCTTGTCCTTGGAGAAGTACCCGCGAACCTTCGTTGCGATGTCGTTTGCGAAGCCCACAGACCTCTCCTACCAGCTTCCGTTGCCGGTTCCTGTCAGAAACGGCGGGAGCATACCGTAGTCTTTGAGATCCTTGTTCAGCGCCGCCGACCTGTCACCCGCCATCTCAGCCTGCCTTTGCTCGGGAAGCCACGCGTCACCGTACACCGAGAGCCCCTTCAACATGGGAAGCGGTGCGTTAACACGTCGAGTGAAGAGCGTGTAGAGGCACCCCGCCAGAGCATCGGAACAGTCCTTCGAGTTGTGAACGAACACCCCGGAAGACAGCGCGAAGTTCGACCACTCGTCAACTTCGAGGTCGTAGACCGGCACAGGTTCCGCAAGGGTCACCGGAATCACGGCCCGAACCTTGTGATTCTCTCCCGGAGACGCGACCTGAAACTCGTCCCACGATTCAAACCCGTGCTCTCTGAGAACTCGAACCACAACGTTTCGTCCGCACCCCAAAATACGAGCAACCGCGTTGGCAGTTTGAGCTTCAGGGTCGGAACGAACGGCTTCGAGGGATGCGCGGTCGATGTCGGAACGGAATGCCTCTTTCTGACGAGCGAGGGCTTGCCAGTCCTCGGCAGTCATCCCGGCGTGAATGCGCTTGAGAGCATCTGAGTGCTTCTGCCGTCCGTCCTCGCTGAGATTGAACACTTGCGCGCCTGCGTAGAGCTTCTCGCGCCAAGCAGGGTCTGTCTGATGTCGCAAGGCGGTGTGCGAACGAGCGTGCTCCGTCAGCGGCTCCAGCACCAAGTTTTCAGGGCGATTGTCCGTCTTGATGTGGTTCAAGTGATGAACGCAGTGCTCTTCGGGAACGTCGCCGTGCGCTGCGCTCCAAACCATGTGGTGCGTAAGAGTCCGGCGTCCGTCCCTGTCTGTGACTCGCTCGTAGCCTCCGTTGACCGGCCACACCCGATTGATCGGCATGAGGCGGTCGGTGCCCGGACGCAGCGATCTTGCCTCTTTGTACGAGCCGTCGCGCAGCATCCATAGATGCTCCGGGGTGCAGCGCTCGACCGCACCGTTGTCGAGCACTACGTCTACCAACTCCGTCACGTATTTCGTCAGGCGTCCGCGCGCCCTTCCGGGAACAATCCGCCCTTCCGGCGTGGATGAGTACGCCCAGACCTCTTTGCCGCAAAGTTCGTCGATCTGCGGAAACGACCCATCAAGAAGTGGGACGCGCGTCCGACCAACGAAACAGCCTTTGGGTGGGTGGTCCACCTTGCGCCGCAGCGAGTCCTTCTCCAACTGCTGAAGCTCTTTGATGAGCGGCAAGTATTCGTAGCAGAAGACCCGGTTCTCGTAGAGCGCGGTCTTCAAGTTCTCGTAGGGCTCCATCGAGGTATCGACGGAAACCATCTCCGCGTTGTACCCCTTCTGCTGAAGCTGCTGGAGCGTGTCGCGCGACTGGAAGGAGTCGAGGGACACGTTGTTGATGGTGTACCCGTGGGCGCTCAGCTCGTAGATGAGGCGTCGAATGTCGCCGAGGATGATTTCGTCTCCGGCAGGCGGCACCACTTGAAGAATGAGGTCCACCACGTAGACCGGGGCGCGCTCCATGTACTGGCCCTGCTCCGAGCGACGAATCACGTCCTTCCAGCCGGAGATGTGGCTCATGCAGAACCCCAGCGCGTCGTTGCGCAACGCGGGGTCGATGTGAACGTGTCGGTGCGCGGTGGGGTTGATGATGGGCTTGTTGAGAATGGCGGGGATGCCTGAAATCCCGCGCTCCTCGGTCATCCGAATCATCTTCTCCCAAAGGAAGGTGCCACCCTTCGAGGGGTCGTAGTTGTAGGTCGAGAAAGGGTGGCGCTTGTCACCGAAGAGCCGCTTGTCTTGCTCGACGGCCTCGTGAATTTTCTCGCGCCGCTGAATGAACGGACTGATGGAAACCGTCGCACAGCCCGCGAGGTCGCGGATGGAGCCTTCGAGGTCGCTCTCGAAGTCAGACCGGAAGTCCTCCGGCACGTCGAGAAGAACGGTGCCCTCGACCGGCTTCGCACGGAGAACCTCAACCTCCGAGGGTTCAAGAATCTTCGAGGGCGTCTGCTCGTTGCCCACGATGACCTGAAACTTCACGTTGGAGAAGTTCTCAGGCTTCACGTCCCACAGCGCGTAGTCGCGCACGAACACCGTTGGGTCCTCGCGTGCAGCGCGCACGCGACGAGCGGTGAAGTCGTCACTGGTCTTCTTCGAGGAGACGACGAACAGCATCCCCGGCAGCTTCCCCTTACGCTGGAAGCGGGACTTCATGCGGCGCTGGACCGAGTTGTAGATGACCTCGGCGTGGTCCACGTAGCCCATGCGCGCAGCTTCCTTGCCCTTGGTAGGCATGAAGTTGGTCTCGTCGAGCAGGGCGGAGACAGCGTTCAAGCCGAGCGCTGAGGTGTCGGTGGTCGCGCGCGCGGCCACCCAGACGTTGTGCGGGAAGCGCAGCTCCTTCTTGGTAGGCGTGAACGCGAAGTTCTTCTGGAAGTACGGACTCGCTTTGATTTTGGTCGCGATGTTCTCGAACGCGACCTTCACCGCGAGCACTTCGTTCACGGAGAGACAGATGACCGCGATG